ACTCTTTCCTTCTCAACTCTTTCCTTCTCAACTCTTTCCTTCTCAACTCTTTCCTTCTCAACTCTTTCCTTCTCAACTCTTTCCTTCTCAACTCTTTCCTTCTCAACTCTTTCCTTCTCAACTCTTTCCTTCTCAACACTTTCTTCCTTATTAGAATCAGTTCCTTCTGAATTTGAAATTTCGCGGGATTCTGAATCTTTGGCTTGAGATTCGTTACATAAATTAGATTCTACCTCAGAAGGAATTTCTATAGATTCTGAATCACTTCTATCAGATTCATTTGATTCTGAAGAAGAAGAATTTCGCAACAATTCTTCTTCTTCTTTTTTAGTTTCAATAATATATTTTTGAAGTTCTTCTTCTTTTTCAATAGGAATTGACCATATAGGTCCACCGGTTCTTTTTTTATAATACCTACCGCGTATTGATCTTAAAAATGATTGGTGAAGATCATAATTTGCAGTTACAAAAAGTCTTTTGGCATTATTTTTTTTATATGTAATTTCTGACATTTTACTATTAAAAATTTAACTTTAAATTATTTTTTCCTTATTAATAAATATGTTTTCACGAAATTTTTCATTGAAAGATTGTTTAATTATTTTATATATATTAGCATCAATAGTGGCTATAATAGTCTTAGCCATTGCATTAGGTCAATGTAATAAAAATTGCGGCAATAAAGAAAGTTTTTGTAATTGTTTCGGTGCTCAGCAAGATGGTTCTGCTGGAAATCCTGACGCTAAATATCATAAAGGAGCATTTTCAGCATGTCCTCGCAAAGGGCTTGGGGATTCTTACAGACAGGGGGATTTTTTACCCCAATTTTCAGGAGTATAATCTTGTCAAATTTAACAAGATTTTAATATCAATTAATTCAATATCTCTTAAGCATTTAAGATATATTGTGTCAGTTTCTAATCGGAAAAAACAATCATTAATTTGATTAGAATTTAGAAAATCTAAAACGTAATTATCAACTTCAAATTTAGGTATTCTAGACCATAATTGACCCGTTATCGGTATAATTAATAATAGTAAAATTATATTTTTAAACATTTTAAATATAATTTTCCAAATTTTAAATATAGAATAATCTCTTTAGAGGACTGGGAAACCAAGAGCACCACCACTGATTCTGATGATGTTGTTGTTGACCGCAGTGACAACAAATGAATAAGTTTGGCTGTCTCCAAGAGCGACGGGGACAGCCAGCGGACCGGCGATAGATGTTGATTGAGTTATAATACCCTGAGCGGCGGCAACATTTACTGGGGCGGCGAGGGTACCCGCAGCACCCCCAGCGTTGGCGACGGCAGCAGCGCGAGCGGCGCCCACTGGCACCATACTTACATTTGTAAGTTTGCCGTAGTTAGTAGAACCGAGTGGGTCTAAGCAGACGAAGTCAAGTGAGTAGGAATACATGTGTAATCCGACAATTGTTGGGATAACCGGTCCGTGGTAGTATGGATCGACAAGGGAGTAATAATCAGATCCCATGGTAGCAAGTCTTGCAGTATTCTCGTAAATAAGACTTGTATTAAGGATTGGATCAACATTGTTATTAGATGAGAATACAACTGGTTGGCATGACGAGAGCAAGATCGGTGAGATGAACGCGCAACTCGGTGCATCAGTTCCGTAACACGATTTGGCGGCATGGTTGTTGGGTGTTGTGTTCACTACTGCAAAGAACAATACCTTAATGGCGTGTGAGAATCTAATATCATAATTAGGAGCATTGTTTTGTATTGGGTTGAAAGTTTGAAGAGGGGCTGATTGCACTTGTTCAATGAGAATGTCACGTGGGGCGCAGGCCATGCGTTTACGCTCATCATTTGATACAATAGCATACTCAGCCCAGACTTGAACTGTTTGAAGATTTTGACCCTGGGCGGCTTGATTAAGAATTACTTGGGCAACTTGAGAAACTGTTGCAGCCTGCGTCGGGAAGCCAAGAGCGCCCCACGTGGCGGGGAGAGGGAGAGAGGTGTTGTATACTGTAAGAAGTTGAGCCAATGGGCGGAAAGTGAAAGTGATTCTCATGTCATTGTATGGAAGGGCTGCGGTTGGGAGAGCAACACCGCTATCACGGGTATAGAAGAATGGGAGTGGAAGATTCAAGAATATTCCACCATTTGGCCCAATTGTCTGCTGATTAGGGCCAGAATTTGTAAAAAGTTGCCCCGTGGCGGCCTGGGTCGCCGAGGCAGGGTAAGTATTCGGTTGAGTTATTGCGGCAACATTACCAATCATATTATTGTAACCTACCTGTTTGCTCTGCGGCACTGTGAATGCAGCCCAGAAATCAAGATGTAAACTGTCAAATCTTGCAGCTACAAGATCGTTAAAAGTGATGCAGCATTCTGCTACAAGATTGTGCATTAAATTTTGGCACCAACCAACTTGGGAACCTGCCGGGAGGGACAGCGGGCTGCCGACGGCGAGCAACTGGACATTAATTTGAGGGACGAGTACTCTTAACCATGTGTTAAGTAAATAATCACCTGCGCGAGAAATCGATACAGACCAAGTTTGACCGAAATCTGGAGTACCAGATGCACGGGAGAGAACGGTTGGAACTTGAGTGAACCAAGTAGCTTTGCGTGTTTCACGCACGAAATATGCAGTGGCATCAGGGCCACCGTACATGTACTTTTCTAATTCATCGTATGTAGCGAGATCAATAAATCCGGATGTAAGATTTGATGTGCAGATAGACATTTTATTAAAAGCAAGAAAAAAAAAATTTTTTTTTAATAAAAACTTAAAAATATATATAAAGAACTTAAATAAAATAAATGTGTATTTAAAGTAGATGAATAATATAGATATTTTGGAAATTCATAATCAAATTCTTGAAAAATTTGTAAATAATAAAAAGAATATCAAAGAGTTTCAATCTTCATTAGAAAATTTCGAAAATTTATTATCAGATCCTTCTTTGTCATATAATATAAGAAAAAATTTAGAAAAAAAGTGGGAAAATTTGAAAGAAAAAATTAAAGACATAGAATATGATACATCTTATAATTTTTATATAATGGAAACAGCCGAAATAATAGAAAATTATAAAAAAATTATAAGAAAACCTATTAAAATAAATTTTATGGGGAAACGAGAAACTAATAATACAGAACTGAAAGATATTATTAGTAATTTTTTAAAAATTGCTAAGAATCATAAAAATATTGAACAGAAAAAATCTATTAAAAATATTATAAAATGTGTCAATTGCGATAATAAGACCGATTTTGAGATATTAGATTCTTATTATATGTGTAAAGAATGTGGCGCTCAATTACATTCTGTATTAAAATATTCATCATATAAAGATATTGAAAGAGTAAATATTAGTGGCAAATATACATATGATCGAAAAGTGCATTTTAGAGATTGTCTAAATCAATTTCAAGGTAAACAAAATTCGACAGTACCTAAAAATGTATATGACGAATTAATTACGCAATTCGAACTTCACGGGTTATTAATCAAATCTAACAATAAAAAAATAAGGTTTTCAAAAATCACTAAGGAACATATACTTCTTTTTCTTAAGGAAACACGTAATAGTAAATATTATGAAGATGTCAATTTAATTCGAAATTATTTAACAGGAATAAAACCTCCTGATATCTCGCATATTGAATCCAAATTATTAGAAGATTTTGATATATTAACCACTGCTTATGATAAAAAATTTAGAAAAGATAAGAAATATCAGAGGAAAAATTTCATTAACACTCAATATGTATTATACCAATTATTAAAAAAATATAAATTTTCATGTAAAAGAAGCGATTTTAATATTCTTAAAACTACTGAAAGAAAGTCTTTTCATGATGAAATTTGCAAAGAATTATTTGACGAATTAAATTGGAATTTCACTTCCCTTTTCTAAGTTATATTTCTATTAAAAATTTTTTAGAATAATCACGAATTTTATCTTTAATTTTTCCCTTTTGATTACATACTAACCTTGTAGTGCTAATTTTAATATCAAAATTATAATGAATATGCCCACAAATCCAAGTATGTATTTTATCAGATTCTAATATATAATCTAAATTTGAAAAATATAATGACGCATATTTATCTTTTTTTTTATTTGTATCTATTTTATATGTGGGTACATGATGTGTTATCATAACCAATTTTTTATTATTTTTAGAACAATAATTAATGACTTTTTTAATGAATTTTAAATCTCTATAGTATAAAGAATTATAATAATCTTTGCTAAACCCATTAATTCTTACTATAAATTTTGGTAAATAAGCTAAAATATATTTACTCCATAATGTACAACCGGCAAAAATTATACCATTTATTTCAAGACAGTCTTGTCTTAAAATATATAAATTTTCTAACTTTTCCTCAAATTCTTTAAGAATAAAATTTAATTTATAGAATGGCAAAGGGACCTCGTATTTGATTTTATAGTATTCATGATTACCTGGAACGTAAATAACTGCTAAAAATTTTTCGCATAACTCTTCCAAAAAATTATATAATTGCGATTTTTTATATAAATTTCCAATATCACCAGGCAGTATTAAAATCGGCGCAACTGGGGTAATATATTTTTCTGTATTAATATAGTCTGAATCATTCTCTTCGATATGCAAATCAGAAGCGATTTGGAATTTTAGACTCATATTTTCAATTATGATTTTATTTATAAAATTATAATTTCATTTTAATATTTATAACATATCAGAAAGATCTGGTATCTCATCCAAATTTATAGAAGGTTCTTTCATTCTTTTCTTCCTTCTTAAAGGATTACTATTCCCGGAATTATTTGTATTCATCGAATTAATCATATTTAGTATATTACTACCTGTCTTTTTCATTAACATTTTACTTACGCAGAAAAATCCCGCATTAATTATAATTAAAAATAGCAATCTTAATTCTACTGGCCAATCACTCCCTTCCGGCACATAAGATTTCTCTCCTAATTCAATTAATAATCTATCATAAGAACCCATACTTCTTATTTGCTGTTGAGTAAAACCCTCCATATCAAACTTCATCCACGAGCCGAGTATGAATTCTGTGAGCATGAAACCACCTATTAAATATGTTTTATAAGTGTCTACAGTGGAATCTAGAGATAGTCTTCTTACAGTATTTTCATAGGTTCTGTTCATTTGATTATAATCAGAATGAATTGAAAACTCAGGAATATCGGCATCTTTATAAGATTTTTTTAATAACTGGAATTTAAATAATAATTCTCTTTTTTTATCTTCTTCATCTTCTTCGTAATCATCCCCCAATTTTTCAATATTGGGTATATGGGTTTTATTTTGTTTATATTCACCTCTTTCCCCGAGTTCTGCTAATGTGGGAGGTGATTTTTTAGTTTCATTGGTTTCTGAAATATTATCAGCTCTAAGTAATTCTTGTAATTTACTTGAAACATCTCCTTCATTTTCATCATCACTCTCACTATCTAAACTAGATAAGTCAATATCCAATTTACCAATAGAATCATTATCGCGAGAAGAGCTTTTTTTCGATTCAAAACTAATTGGTTCACTTTTAGACGGAGAATATTCTTGATTTACTAAATTTTGCTTTATTTTATTTTTATTCTCTATTAACTCCAAATACATTCTTGGCATTTGTTCAAATGATTGTGGTCTGTGTTTTGGAGTATCTGCTAAAGGAACTTTTATAACTTTGATCTTATCTCTTGGCATATTTAAAATAATATTTGTCCACTTTAAATGTTATTTTTATATTCTTGATATCCAAACGAAAATAAGTCCAATTGATCTTTGCTTGTTATATTAAATCGAAAAATATCAACATTTTCAATCTCTAGTTTCAAAATTTTACAATTAGAAGTTATAGATTTTATTTTATTACTATTGTATTCTTCCATCGGTATACAAATAATATCATAAATGTATTCTAAAATTTTGAACTCTTTATCCGTTTTTATTTTTTTATTTTTTAAATGTATCGCAAGAGTTTTTTCATCCTTGTCCACAAGATCTAACGGTAAATTGTCAACAATACCACCATCAATATAATAATTATTCATATACTTGAATCTATCAAATATAAATGGTAAATTAGAACTCATTCTTAATGCAATTAGACATGGTAAATTAGGGAAATTTTTATAACTTATATATTCTTTCTTTTTCAATGTCTGATTATATGTACAACATATTAACTCTTTTTTAAATTTCTCATAAACATCTTTTAAGGTTAAAAAATAACCGGTTTTTTCCAAAGTTAATTTTTCTATAAAACTATTAATAATTGACCACTTAGTAACACCCTCACCAATTATAATATTAGTAATATTAAACGTGTTTAATTCGTCAAAAATTGTAGAATTACGTAGATAAATTATTAATTCTATTGGACTATACCCTATACATAATAAATATGAAATAATAGCCCCCACAGATGTACCTATATATTTTTTAACATTACCATCCCTTTTCCGATCTATTAATGCCTGCAAAGCCCCTAATGCTGCGATACCTTTACTTGCACCTCCAGAAATTATTATTGTATCGTACATGTTTTTGTATTTAAATACCGAAAATATTTAAATACATTATAAGTTTAATATCTTTTTCAAAAAAATCAGATTCAATATACATAACATAATTATTATTATAATATAGATAGTCTTATCATTATCATAAAATTGACCGCATAAAGGACAGTCTTTAATATGATTACAAATCTCTAAACAATTAATATCATTATTATCACCAAAATTTTGAGCATGTGATTCAAACGATCTTTGAGGTGAAGGTCTAGGAGACATTAATATTTCTGAATCTCTATAAGATTTAGTAGAATTAGCAAGAGGATTATTGCTAAAATGCTCCATGCTTGTTTGTTTAGTATTATTAAAATTTTCCCTAAACATTTGATTTATTTGACCCCTCGATTTATTCATCTCATCATAGGGATTATTATATCTTGTAGCTCTTATAGCCCGGGTATGTGGTTTAGGAAGATTATCTGGTTTGTTATTAAAATGTTCAATCTCACCTCCATCTCCTAAATCTTGAATATATGTCACATTTTTTTTATATACCATCTCTTTATTAATATTTTTATTTTTTTTATAAAAAATTATATTATCAAAATTTCCTCATCTTTTTTCTTATTTTCTATCACATAATTAAAATCTGATAGCAAATACTCATTCTTCTCTTTATACACCAACTTCTTTATTATATCATAAAAATCATTAGACTCTATTTTAGCCTTATTCTTTACAACTCTCTTATCCTTATACACTATTTTTATCCCCTTCTCCACTAAATTCTTATATTTCTTACTCTTTTTAAACACCTTAAACTGCTCATATGTCCCCGACACTGTCAATCTTATCTTATCTTTTCCCCCTTTCACCTCATAATCTTCTAGATCCTCTACATCCACATACAAAATCCTCTTTCTCGGTAATTTCAAATCTATCTCCTCCAACTCATACATTTCTCCCGAAAATATCATACATGGTATCACATTTTTATGTGACTCTCCAAACGCATGTTGCATTGCCGCCCCCGGATAATACACATTCTTCTGTATCGTCTGATTCGAATGTATATGACCCGATATTACATTAGGATATTCTAAACCCCATTTATCCCCTTCTACTGACTCTATCGCACCCATTTTACAACCATAAAACTCCTGGTGTGCAAATATCCCATCACAGACCTTCCACTCCTCCCCTGAAGTGTCCAAAGCCTCTACAAATCGTCCTGGTGGGACATATGGACAGAAGTAGAAAGTTTTCCCTTTAATTTCGTACGATTTTACAACATCCACAATAGTGACATTATGCCACTCTTTCATACCATTCATCCAGTGATTATCATTCAAAAACTGCTGATTATTAATCATATCATGATTACCTATTAATATAAAAGTTTTCGCTAACAATCTTAACTTGTCAATATACCCATAAGCCTTATTTAAAGTGATTGTATGAATTCTTTCATGTTCATGCAATAAATCTCCTAAAACAACTATAAAATCCGGCGACTTAGACTCAATTAATTCCAAACTTTTTTCAATGAATAATTCAACCTCAGGAATGTTTTTAGTCATGAAATGAGGATCTCCAATCGCAATAACTGAAACCATTTTACAATATTTATTTTAATTATTTAATTTCATTTTTACAAGTTAGATAGGATAAGATGTATACTATATCCCATACCTAAATGCCAGAATGAGTGTAAGGTTACAGGGTATGTACAAATCCCCCCTAAAAATTCAATAAACCATAAAATACATGACAAACAGATAACTAACAATCCCGGACCAAACTTTATAGGGTTTAGTTTGAAAAATAAAAACATATTAGTTCCGAGTATTATTATATATAATATAATGAATGAGTTATAAGATAGAAAAAAGTAAACTAATGAACAAAAAGCCCCTAAAGTGACAGACTCTAATGAGTTAAGAAATTTGGGTTTTGCGATATGGATTCCCCATATACCGAAGTAAATCATAGCAATTTCGTCAAGATTTTGCCCCCATCTTGATAGTGTTGCGTGAAATAATGTACTACCAATGGCTACTAATGTTGATAGTAAATAACTTATTCGAATTTCAGACCTAAGCGACGTGTTAAATAGACCTTTAATAGAGAAAACTAACCATGGAAGCATTGACGCAGTGTTCCAAAATTCTGCTATATAAGGGATAACATAATCTTTTTCACACCAATTAATAGTAGACATTTTATCAAATCTACTATATGATTTTATTATTTCATTTTGAAAAATAAAATCAACCAAACACATTCTCCCTTACTAAAGTTATATATAATAAACCATTAATCTTATTATTTTCATAAACGTTGTTTAAATTTAGAGTATTAGAAATAATATTATTACCAATAAACATAAATAACGCTTCAGAAGAATTTAAATCGACAACTCTTGTTCGTAAATAATATAATAATTCTCCCATAGTAAAAGAGCGGGGGACTAAAAACTTATATTTAGACATTTTAATTGACTTTTTTTTATCTACAATAATTGGGCATCTGTCGGGATATTTTTCTAGTAAATATATATGATCTGAATCCATTTATTATAGAGTTAATTATCTTTTCTACTATTATTTTCTCCCAATGGAATAAGCAATTCTTCCTGACCAGATTCTTCAGATGTAACAGATTCCTCAAGATTTTCCGATTCATTTTCCGATTCATTTTCCGAACCAATATCCTCGTCTTCATGATCAACAAATTCTTCGATCTGTTGAAGACCTAATATGTCATTGATTTTTTCAATCATGTCTTCGTTAGTATCTTTCTTACAAAGATTAAGATGAATATTCTTCAATTTGCCATCAAATTTCCGATGATAGGTAACAGAATTCAATTCTGCGCCGCACATTTCCTTTGCTGTAGATTCAGATACAAGATGTTCTAGGTCAATATCAAATGTACTTAAATCTTCAATAATAAACATATCAATCTTATCAATCTGTTTTTGAATATATTCTAATGCACTCTCATTTCCATCATATTTAATAAAATAATACCAAGATTCACATTCCCCGCCATTAGTTTCCATAAGTATAGCATATTTACTTGTCATTTTATTTAATAGGGGCTTCAATATTTAAATTTCAATTTTGAAATATAAATATATATATTTATTCCGAGTCAGATTCTACTACTAATAATCCAAAACATTTTTTAATATCATAATCGTTTTCTCTATTCATGTTGAATTCATTTCGTTCTTCTATTAATTCTTTGATTTTTTTAACTATTAGTTCATCTCCTATAACATTCGCACCATTTATATTATGAATTTCCATATTCTCTTCCAATTTTTCACATTTTTTATTATCTAAATCGCATATTTTACCCAAGGGACAATTAATATCTGAACCATCTTCTTTTATATTACACACACTTTCTTCTTTTACAATAGAACTTTCACCCCCACTTTCCACTTCACTCCCACCCCCACTTTCTTCTTTTACAATAGAACTTTCACTCCCACTTTCTTCTTTTACAATAGAACTTTCACCCCCACTTTCTTCTTTTACAATAGAACTTTCACCCCCACTTTCTTCTTTTACAATAGAACTTTCTACTTCACTCCCCTTCCCACTTTCTTCTTTTACAATAGAACTTTCTACTTCACTCCCACCCTCATCATTGTCTTTCTCGACCTCTTCTTTTTTTTTCTTTTTTTTACGACCTCTTCTATCTTTTCTACAATAAGACTTTCCATCTTTATCTAATTGTCTGTCATAAATTAGGCCATGTTTTCTACAAAATTTTTTTTTTTCTGCTATAGTCATTTTCTTTTTTGGGTAAATAATATTATCGGATGATATTTGATACTTGCTAACTCCAGATGAGCTGGATGAATGACTGTCTGAACTAGAAGATATTCTTGATAAACCTGAATTGCTTGAACTATCGGATATCTCATAATAGTGATCTATATCTCTATTAATTTTAAATATTTTTCTTTCAATTCTATTTTTAGATTTTCCACTTAAATTCTCAGATGTAATACCTATCTTTTTAAATATTAAGTTTCTTTTGTCTTCATAAGATAAATGAGAATCATAAGTCTTAATTAAAATTTTTTCAATAATTTTATTAATTTTACTATTGCTAATTTTCATATTTTTATTTAACTCAATATTATTTAAATATATTTATTTATTCTTTATATAATCTAACAAATTACAAGAATCCTTTAAAAAAGGATTCTCCCCTCTTTTTATATGAGAAACTAATTTATTCTTACTTTTTTTATTTTTTTTTTGATATATTTTATGTTCATTTTTAGTAATCTCATGTATATTTAAAATACCTCTATTCTTCTCGAATAGAATAGTCGGCTTATTTCTTTCCGGTTTCTTTTCTCCATAATACTGTATCCCCCTGAAAATATAACCTTTATTATTAGGCATCTCTCTTAAATTTCTTCTCATATATTCAGGCAATTTAGCATCAGTTCTTCGCAACCACCTCCAACTACTTCTAACAAAATATCTTTTCTGTCTATTAACCCGACCACCTTCCTTGCATCTTTTATAAAAATTCTCCCGTATCTCATCCTTTTTTTCTTTATGTTCTTTCTTTATTTTTCTCTTATATTTTGCATCTCTCGAGACAATTGTTTGTTTTCTTTTCGATTCCAGAATATGTTCAATTATAAATTCGTGTATATTAACCGCATTAAGTATCTCATCTATTTCCTCTAATTTTTTTAATGCTTTATCCCGTTTCTTTGTCGCATTATTAATCATAAAATCATCTGTATCCATAGAAACCCCGCCCAATAATTCCTGCGCCCTTTGCAAATAAACTTTTTGCAATCTCTTTTCTTCTTTGTGTTTCCGAAGAAAATCTGTTAAAAACTGTTTGTATGTTTCTAATTTTATTCCATGTTGAAGTAATTTATCTTCAAGCATCTTTATTATCCATTCAAGATTGTTTTTTAAATTTCAAAATCATTTTTACTATAATCTCTAGTCTTGATACTATATCCTTTAAAAATGCAGGCAAATCGAGTCCTTTTTCTTCTATATCTTCCTTTATTTTTTTAGTTTCAATATCATATACTGGTGCATGCAATTTTTCTATACCATTTAGTATACTTAATGCCAAACCAAGCATTTGAGAATCTTCGAACGCTTCATGATCAACCTGCTGTTTTATAAATGACACATCAATAATTTCGCTATAATAGTCCTTAGAATTAGGATTGATTATTTTAAATAAATTTAATATATGTTCGAGTATGAAATAGATCCAAGTATACTTTTTATTTGTATATTGTTCTTTAATATTATCCCAAAAAGCCTTTTCTGCTATTTGATTGAATTTTTGAACATCAACTACAACTGGTTTATAATTAAGTATTTCATCGACTAAACTTTGACCTGCGATATTTTGCGCCGATTTTAATATTTGTTTTCTAGCCTTTTGAATATATTTAATTGATTCTTTTGGGGAATTTAATAGATCTACCCCTAAATTATGGTATATATAAAATAAATCATTTATTAATATATCTTTATCTTTTCTCAACCAATCTCTAAATAAATTTACAGCATATATAATATCGCCTTTTTCAGTGAATACTTTTTCAATTTCATTGAATAATTTTTGGTCTGAATTTTTTCCCATAGTATCCTTAGGATATTTATAAATTACCCCCATACTTAGCAATTCTTTTGAGGATATTTTACCATTTAAATTAATTTCTTGTAAATAATTTTTAGTAATATCTAAAATATCTTTTTTCTGTATACAACTAGTTAACTCTTCAAAGTGGCTTGCATTATTTAAAATTTCTTTTATCTGTTCCATTTTATTTATGAAATACTTTTTAAGATCTTTTATAAAAAATATAACTTAAACATGATATAAAACCTGTGATATATAATATTGTTAATATAATATATTCTATTTCCATTTTATTTAATATTATTTTTAAATATCTCTTTAAATAAAAATGCCATCTCATAGAAGAATTTCTAGAAAACGTGCTCGAAAAAGGCGTGTAGGCTCTTTTTATCATCCAACCAAAACTACTGTTAGAACCGGTGCTTGCGGTCGTAGTCAAATTTTAAGAAAAGCTTACACACGACGCGATGGAACTCGTGTTAAAGCTGTATGCGTTAAAAATAAAGGTTTACCTGGAAGGACTATTGCCAGTGCAAAAGTTCTTCCTAAATTAAAAGTTGGTAAATTAACTAGATACGGTTATTACACAGATTTATCTGCAAAAGCAAGACTTGCATCATTAAGTAAAAGTGTTAGAGGTGTAGGATATGCAACAACTATAAGAAGAGTTGTTGCTATTAGAAATTATAGCGAACATAACCCAAAATTATTGAAAATTTATGAAACTGACATTAAAAACTTACAAAAAAAATATAGAAATAAACGTATGAAATTTCGAGTTAATTCTAAAAGAAGACGACCTCAAAAGAGTTCAAGAAGAAGACGCAAAAAGAGTTCAAGAAGACGTAGTAAAAAGAGTTCAAGAAGACGTAGTAAAAAGAGTTCAAGAAGACGTAGTAAAAAGAGTTCAAGAAGACGTAGTAAAAAGAGTTCAAGAAGAAGACGCAAAAAGAGTTCAAGAAGAAGACGCAAAAAGAGTTCAAAACATAATTTCAAATTTATGGGTTTTGCAGGCTGGTTGTTGGGGCGCCCATCCCGATCTCGACTTAGTCGAAGATATAAAAAAGCCCGTAAAAGACAGATTAGAGAATTCCAAAAAAGTTCTGAAAAAATAATGCGAGGTATAAGAAAATCTAGCCCTAGATGGAGGCGAGCACGTATGAGTCGAATTGGTGGGGGTCCCAAACACGGCCCCACTCACATCCAAGCCTCCAGGGCCCGACTTTCGCCACCAACCAGAAAAAAAGGTGATTTCCGGGGAAGGTTCAAATCACCCACGACTGCTCGACTTTCGTCACCAACCAGAAAAAAAGGCGATTTCCGTAAAAGTTTCAAGGCGCCGCCAAATCCGGCAGCGTGGCACAGAAACATACGTAGTTCACCATCCTCAACTCGTCGCCAAAAACAATCCTATCCTAAGAGTAGCAAACAGGGAGCCTCCTCGCCGAAGTTGGGTGCATGTAGAAAATCATGGAGGAATGGTGAAATGGATTCTTACAATTATAAAAAATGCGTTCGCGGAGAAACATACGACCGTTATACTACACGCTCGTCAAGTATCTAAAAACTAATAGGCGATCGATTCTAGGGGAGTTATTTTCAATCTGAGAGCGTCATTCCCCAACATTGCAGAGCCAGTGTATTATAGACATGTCTAATTATCTTAGATACGTAATGGGGGAAATTTGAGAAGCAGGTCACTGTTGTTTAGAATAATTATTTTTATATTTATTTAATATAAAAATGGATAAACTTTCGAAAAAATTTTCTAAAATGGGTATAAAAAAAAAGAAAATCCAAAAAAAAAGAAAATCCCCTCGAAAAGGGATTAAAGTACTGTCTACAGCCTGTAGCGGGGGAAAATGGGTTAGAAAACGTGAAAAAACTAATATGACATGGGCAGCGGCCGTTCAAGAAGCGCTAAATAAAAAAGCAAAAAAAAAAAGGGCAAGTGCCAATAAAAAAAGAAGGAGTGCAGTTATGAAGAACTTGTCAAAATCATTTGCAGGAATGACTACTATAGACACGCACAGATTTAATAGAAGAAGTCCTAAGAAATACAGAATAGGTGAAAAAAAAGCCACCACGAATCATTATTTTGTATCCGGAAAAAATTCGAAAAAATGTGACGAATGTGGTAAAAGTAAATATAATCATTGGCCCGCTGCAAGGCCAAGAAGGAAGGCAGCAACAAAAGAGGGAACATCTACACTAAATATAGATCGATCTAAAAAATTAAAAAGAACCTTGGTTGCAACACTGTTTAACAAAAAAATGACAAAAGAAGAAAAGTTGAAAAAAATCAAAAAAATTGTGAATACAAGAATAGGAAACAAAAAAGTAGTTGATATTATTGAAAGACACGGGGGCACCACAGCACTGATTTTGGCAAGCATGGCCAGTAGAGATAATTTAGAGATTATTAAATATTTAGTAAAAAAAGGTGCGAATGTCAACGCAAAAGATGACGACGGTAGTACAGCCCTAATAGAAGCATGCGGGTTTGGTGATTTAGAGATTATTAAATATTTAGTAAAAAAAGGTGCGAATGTCAACGCAAAAGATGACGACAATTTTACAGTACTGATGATGGCAGCTAAAGGATTATCGTGTGGACCGCTAGATGATAATTTAGAAACAGTTAAATTTTTAGTTAAAAAAGGTGCAAATGTTAACGCAAAAGATGGAGACGGTGTAACGGCACTAATGATGGCAAGTTCTAATTGTCATCTAGAGATTATTAAATTTTTAGTAAAAAAAGGTGCAGATGTCAACGCAAAAGATAATGATGGTATAAAAGCTCACGAATATGCAAAAGTTGCTCGTTGTTTTCCTGTAGCCATCTATTTATTATCATTAGTATTAACAGAGGATCAGCATAATGGCATAAAGTATTGTATTGAAGCCATGAAAGAAGAACGACTTGGTCACTATACCAAGGCTTACAATCTTTATGATAAAGGTATAGAGTTGATTTTTAGGGCACTGAGTAGGATGCACGGAGAACCCAAAAAACTATTAATGGTGCGAGTCGATAGGTATATAAATAGAATGAGTCAGTGCAATAGATTGTAACGTAAAAGAAAATTTTTTAAATTCGCAGAAATTCTCATTGGATGAAGTTTAAAATTGAAAAATATTTATATATAAATATTTTTTTTAATTAATGACAAAACACGTTCTTATTCTAAAAGAACCCTGGGCATCTCTTGTTGTTTCTGGTGAAAAAACGCTTGAAATTCGAACTATGAAAACAAAAAAAGTTGGTAAAGAAATTTATATTGCAAAGGCTGGTACAAAAACACTCATTGGAAAAGTTACAATTGATAAATGTATTCTATTATCTTCAAATGAATGCGACGCATTGACGTATAAACATCGCGCAGCCAAGTATATCAAACATATAAAAAATAAAAAAATATATGGTTGGTTTTTGAAAAATGCAGTCGCTTTTGACAAAGCGATACCTTATCGACATCCACGGGGAGCCCAGAGTTGGGTTGTTTTATCTTGATCGGCGTATTATTTATTATGGCCGATGTAAATACCCTCCAACCCCTTGAAAAAGATTATTGCTCAGGAATAATCTTAAATCCTAATCCACCACAACAAGTTTTAGGTTTTCCATGTTTATATGTACTTATATTGTCGTGGAAATGTATGAGAAACATATTTGCTAAATATCTTTCACTGCGAAGAAAATGTAGATTGGTATTAATTTGGCGTTCAATTAAATATTTCATGTGCTTATTATATTTATTATCTAAATATTTATAAAAAGGATATGCCTTGCAGTGTATAGTACATTTATTTTTCCATTGTTTACAATACCGTTTTTTGATAACAATGATTTTATTTAATTTTTTACAAACACATCTTAATGACTCTAAATCACGACCCTTTTTTTCTAAATCACATATTCGATATTTTAAACATGGAAAGATAAAATCTTTCATTAGTAAAACATTATCAGTATATTCAAATAATTGCTTCATTATATTATTATTTTTGATAATAATATATAAATCAATTTTGGAAGATCTTTCCTATTGCGATGGAAATTAATATGTCGAAGGAAAAGGTGAAAAGGGTTTTTTAATTAAAATATAAATTGAATTAAAAATATAAAATATATTTTTAATTATATAAATGGGAGGTGGAATTTTACCAGTATCATATCACAATGGTGATATATATTTCCTATTTGCAAGAGAGTCTTTTATTAATAAAAGACATAAAGGTTTATGGAGTGATTTCGGAGGCTCCAAAGAAAATTACGAATCTCAGTATGAAACCGCGATTAGAGAAGGCGCAGAAGAATCGAGCGGAATTTTAGGAGATGAATGCGATATTAGAATTTTAATTAAAAATCACTGTATCGGAAAGATAAGAGATAGAGGATATAGTATATATCTCGTTAGAGTAGAATATAATAAACAAATTCCTAAAATTTTTAGTGATCACTTTAAAAAAGTATTAAAAGAATATCCCAAATTAGTTCACGCTCATAATGGATTATTTGAAAAGGATAAGTTAAAATGGGTCAAATTACAAGATTTGACGGAGAATATCAATATTTTTAGACCTTGGTATAAAAAATTTATTTATAAAATTATTAGGTATTTCGGTTAGGACAGTGTTAATTACCGCATTCAACTACATCATAGTCCTCGTCCAAATATGCACAATAGCTACCCTGACCACATGTTCCGTCTTGGGTGCACAAGGAACCCCACTCACCGCTCAAAGAATTATTACAACAACAATTATTGGAAGAATTGCATTTTCCCTTTGGGGGTGGCATTGTTAAACCACCAGGTTTTTTCTGTGTATAAGCCAAACAAGCCATAACTAATGCCGCGATCGAGATGCATAAGAGAATTCCGCAAAATAAACTTTCTAAATTGGAAGATTTCTTAGTCATTTTAATTTAAGAAAATAAATTAAAATAAATTTATTTAGGTTCGAAAAACGAACGGTATTGGGAATTTTTTTATATACCATGAGTAATTAAATCTCTATAATAGTAAGCACTGTCTCTTACCTTTCGTTCGAGATTATTCTCATAATCTATTTCAACTAATCCAAATCTTGGATAAAATCCTTTATCCCATTCAAAATTATCCATTAAAGACCAATGAAAATAGCCTATAATATCTATTCCATTGCTCTTAGCTTTTTTAATTTCGTTAATATGTCTTTGAATAAATGACGCTCTTCTACTATCATCGTGATCTGCAATACCATTCTCAGTTATGAATATAGGCTTATTATATTTTTTCAAATCTAATAAGACTTTATAGAGTCCTTCAGGACATATTTCCCAGCCTAAATCAGATACTTTATCACTTTTTTTAACATCTTTAAAATAATCAGTATTTGCTTTAAATATCGAACACCATTTTAAATTCAAAGGCAAATAATAATTAATTCCAATAAAATCGTAGTTATTTTTAATCAATGAAAACCACCATTTATTCCAGATATATTTCACAATACCCAATCCCCAAGGTATTTTCCTGAAATATAATAAATTTTTGGAAAAACCTATACATTTTCCAGGATCAGCAAGACCGTAAACTTTTGTATGTGCTATACCCAAATTTTTGATTACTCTATAAAATAATATAGGATTCCTCCGCATTGGAGGCCATTCCCCCAATAAATAAGAGACTAGAGAATATATTACAGGCTCATTTATAGTTATCCAATACTTAACCTCGGGAAAAGACTTAAATAACAATCTAGCATATCGGTAAAAACAATTAATACTTGATTTGTGATGCCAACCGTTAAACCACGTAGGTAGAGTAAAATGAAACATTGTAACAAAAGGTTCAATATTATTTTTTGTTAATTCTTTAATAAACTTTTTGTAATGGTTAATAGCATTTTTGTCGAAATTTCCTTCTTGAGGTTCAATTCTAGACCATTCAATAGAGAATCTGTAAGAATTTAAATTAAGAGATTTCATTATTTGAATATCTTCTTTATACCTGTTAAAATGATCTGCAGCATTATCTGAGATATAATTCTCTTTTGGATATTTTGCAAGAAGTATATGTGGATTGAATTGTTCCCATTCTGTCCAGTTATTTGTATTATTTCCTTCTACTTGGTGAGCAGAAGTGGCGGTTCCCCAAAAAAATTCAGAACCAAATAACATTTTAAATATTACGAATTAAAACTTTAATTCGATAATATCGTTTTCTTTAAAGGTTAATACTTTTCCGTTAAAAAGATTAAAAGTTAGTTCTAAATGATTAAAATCTGCCGGGGTATATTTTATCATATGAAAATCATACTGAGGTCCACTATAAGGGGTGATTTTTGAAGTAACATCATTATTATTATAATCTATAATTTGTAATATTTTAAGAGGGCCTTTTTTAATCCCAAATCTGTATTTGAAAATTTTACTATTTACAGAATACGTTAATTCGTATGTATTTTTTTTAATCTTAATAATATTCTTTGAAAATTTTTGTATTATTGAGATATAAACTACCTTGAAAAATATTTTCACACATATTCTCAAAAATTTAAAATTTATTTTCCTAAATTTAACTAACTGATAATTATTTTTAATTATATTTCTAGAAAAATATAAAAGAGACGACCCCAAAATCAAGATTAAATAAGAGTACATTTTATTTATAGTTTATATTTTTTAAATTTTAAATAATATAAATAAATGGGAAAAAAAACAATTATCCATTTTTCTAAATTCTTTTTATTATTAATCTCGTCAATTCTTTTAGCATATTTACTTTTAATTGAAAACGGGATAAATCCCAAAATAAACCATCTATTAAATAAAAATAATTATTTTTGGATTATTGTAATTATTACGGCAATTATTTTGTCAATTTTGACTTTTATAGTCAGTGTATACATATTTCAGCCTTGTGTAATACAACCTACTTTTGATTATATTAATTCTTTATAAGATTAAATTTCAGGACTATCAAAACACCAATAATCTTCTTTTTCTTTGGACATTTTTCCAGTTTCTTTATTCCAACCTAATAATTTCCAAAATTCTTTTCCATCTCTTTCCCCCTTGATTTCTGTAGAATATAACAATTTCTTCAATTTATCTTTAGATTCTTTTTCTTCTCGATGTTTATTTTCATCATTATTATCTTCCCATACTTTTGGTCTTGGGCTTGGGCTATAATCGTGATATAATAAATTTTTATTGGGGGAAAATACGTCATAACCTTTAATAAATGCTATATAAGCCATTAATATCTCTTCTCCTCCAAAAATATGAGATAATGTTGCATATAGAGGGATATCTTTAACAAAATCGCCAATAGAAAATATACAGCCCGCGGATATTAATAGGCATTGTTTCATTTTGCCATTATTAGCCCGAGAATGTGCTAAAAACATTGCAGGATATTCGTTATCAGTGTGTGTAATTTTACATAACTGTATTAATTCTTTATTTTTCATATTTATAGAATCTTGAGGATAACCCGATATAATAGGTTTTTTATAACCGTTCTCTTTTAATTTTTTAATTTGTTTAATAAACCCCTCATCCCAATTATCTATAAAAGTTGTGTGAGAATCTACCATTAAAAAATAATCCTCGTCAAAATACAAAGTATTTATCAAAGATCGCGCATACATTGGACCTTTAGCCTCTTTATAATTTAATTTAATTTTTCTAATATTATTTTTATATTCTTCAATATTTCCACAAAATTCTTCTTGTTGATTTTCATTATTTTGTTCACAAATTCCTACAAATACTCTTGCAGGAATTTTAGCAGTTTCATATAGATTTTTTAAAGTTAATTTACACGCATTATCTCTATAACTTGCTATTGATACAAAAATAGTTCCATCTTTACTTTTATCTTTACTTTCATTATAACTTTCTTTAATTATTTTGAACTTTTTATAACTTAAAGTAGTGCTAATTATTATTATACTTGCAAATAATATTATTATATTTAAAATAATAGAAATATCCATTTATTTAAATAAATAATTATTTTATTTTATAATATAAATGTCATATCAAACGGTTAAAAAGTCCTGTAATTGTCAGAAATATGATTCATTTCCGGAAAAACAGGTTATAGCCAATACTGCTAATCAAGTCCCGCCATATTATAATCTTGGTCCGAATATACATATTTCTGATAAGCCAATATATATATACACGTTCCCAGATCAAAATTATATTAATGGCGGCCCGCCACCCCAACTAAATTACAAAATGATGCCGTGGTTTTTACCCTCGTAATAAATTGATTTAATAATATTATTTAATTTATATTATTAAATGACTGACAATCCTTCAAATAAAAATAATTACGGGTTACGCTTTAATAAAAATAAAATTATTGACAAAAGAACTGGTAAATATAAAATACAAAAAAAATATAATGGTGGTAAAAATATTAATCAAGGCTTTGATAAGAAAAAATTAAATGAAGATCCTGATACTATGAAACACAAAACAGTAAGCGTTAATTTTGGACAAGCCCTTATGAAAGCAAGAGCATCCGCAAAAATAACTCAAAAAGAATTGGCTCAAAAAATGAATGTTAAAATTTCCATAATTAAAAAATATGAAAGCGCTAAAGCGATTCCAAATCCCCGAATTATAAGTAATTTAGAAAGGCATTTAAACTGTAAACTACCAAGGAAAAAGTAAATTATACCTTATAACTCAGTAAATATCTAGGATGAATATTTTTCAATAAATATTCATCTATAATATAGAAATTATTATTGGTGTAACATTTTTGGGCTGCTATATTATCCTTATCTACTTCTAATAGAATATAATCGATTGTATATTTTTTCGCTAATTTTATTACATAAGGTATTAAAAAATTTGAACAAATCTTTTTACCCCGAAATTCAGGTATTATACAGATACTATGAATAAGCCAGTATTTTTTATTCGGTAAAAATTTAAAATTAATCGCAAAATTTTCGACATATTCTTTAGGATCATTTTTAATAAATCCTATTCCAATATATTTTGCTATATCTTTTATAAAAATTACTATATCATTATTAAAACTGTTTAAAACTTGAAATTCACAATTTTTGAACACAATTTCAATAACACTCTTTAACTTATTGGAAAGTTTTGAATAAATATCTGTTGATATTGAAATATTTTCGAATTTATCAAAACTGTTAATAGATATTACTATGCTCAATATAAAAATAATTATAGATAGTATAAATAAAATATAATACATTTTATTTATACTATCTATAATTATTTTTAAAGTTATTTAAACTGTCATTGTATTTTTTTCTGGATGTGGTACTTGTTTTAATGCCCATGGCTCTAACATCCAAGGATTATCTTTTAGCATATATTTATTATAACTTTTCGCATTATGAGCGATATCACTGTTATTCAATTTCCCATCTTTATTTTTTCTAACTCTTTCTCAATCTTTTACCAATACTTTTTCTTCTTCTTCTTGAACTCTTTCTAATTCTTCTTGAACTCTTTCTAAGTCTTTTACCAATACTCTTTCTTAGCCTCCTTGAATTCTTTCTAATTCTTCTTGAACTCTTTCTTAGACTTTTACCAATACTCTTTCTAATTCTTCTTGAACTCTTTCTTAGACTTTTACCAATATTTTTTCTT